ATATTATAACTCGCGAAAGTATTACAATATTGATATAGACATCTAGGTGTTATTACATTTTCCATTGTTTCAAGTGCGTGTTTCATACAATAAAGTGGTTTCTTTTCGCCAATAAAATTATGAGAAGGCTGCTTCTTACACAATTCATGCGTACACCTGGGATGTTTAATGTCGACCATATTATCAAGTCGATGCTCTCCACAATACAAAGCTTTTATTTCTCCTTCGTAATTAAAATATGACTTTTTGTGGCATCCTTCGAAAATACACATTTTGATTTTATATATTTATTATTATTCAAAAAAAATAAATCAATTTTAATTTAAAAAACTTTATAGTTAGTTAATTTATGAATATAAAAATAAGCTCGATGAGGAACTTATTTTTATAAGTTTTTGAATGTTATCATTCATAATGCACACGAAGGGATTCGAACCCTCGAAGATGTTAATCAATGCCTCTTAAGGGCATCGCCGTTGACCGCTTGGCTACATGTGCTTTAAAATGTATGAGACGATAAGACATTACAATATTTTAGTTTGAATTAAAACTTTGTATTCTAATGTCTCACTGCCTCCTACACTATAATATATGTGGTGTCTTTAAGTTATTTTGGGGGACAAAATATATATTTATTAATTTGTGTTCTTTTTTATTTCCATATGAATATTATTTAAATATTTTCATTTTATTCATAATAATTTTTTATTCATAATAAGTTTTTATTTACTTAATTATAAAATTGAATAAAAAATAACATTTAAACATATTAAATAAATACAATATAATGTTAAAGTTAAGACACATTATGTCATATGGATTAATGAATGGATTTATGTTTGGTATGTGTATTAATAATAATATTTATTTAAAAATAAATAATAAAAAATCTACGACAATTCCTTTACCACCTACACCACTTTTATTTGGAATTCTAGGAGGAGCGATAACACCATTATGTGTTGCTTGTTCGCCCTTAATTTTATATAATTATTTATCAAAAAACGCTTATTGTGATAAAATATTTGATAAATATAAAGATTGTATTTTTCTTGAACGATATCATCAACATGATGTTTTAGATAATAAATATTATAGTTCAAGTGATTTATATATAAATATTAACATTGATGAAATAAAACAAATTAGTTAATAAACTTATTAATTTATTAATTTATAAAATTGAAAATGTATTAGTACTATTTTTGTATGCTAATATATCAACAATATATAGATATCACGATTTTATCATGAGTTTTGATGATTTTAATTTATCTTCGCAATCTAAACCGATTGTAAATCCGGATGACCCTGATTACCATATTGAATTATTTTGGTATGGTTTTAAAACATCTATGTTTAATTTTTACATATCATGTAAAATGAATTATCAACATGTTTATAAATGGTCGTCTCATTTGAATCTGCTTAAATCAGCTAAACAATACGATGAGATAGAAAAATGTATTAGAGATTATATGAGTCATTATGCGTTTGAATTGGCAAAAAATCCAAAATCGAATTATCATGATAAAATTCTCATCTCTAATATTAAAAGATGGGATAAAATTAGTAATCGTTATAAATTTAAGAGTTGTGAAAAATATAATAAGGTAATTCTTTTGTTTTACATTTATAATGAAATAAAACAGGACAGTGTGGTGGTATCAGGGAATGATACTATAAATATGAATTATAATACAATTCAAAATATTGATTATACTCATTCTACAAATGATTTTGACAATATCATACATTATGCCGTTTTATCAAATAAATCAAAAATTCTTGAAAATTTAAGACTTATTCCTGGTTATAATCTTGTTGACTCGATTAAACGTTTGTATCCAGAATTAAACATTCAAGATACAAATATCAAAATGAATAAATTGTGTTTGCTTATTCGGAGGCATTCTATTTAAAATTGAATTAAATTTGTATTAATTTAAAAATAATGAATACAAATCATGTCTTTGTCATTGATACTACCACTACCAAGTGAACATATTGAATTTACTATTTTAAATGATTTTCTTGGCATTGATGAATTAGTTGTAATGTCAATGGTCAATAAACAATACTATATATTGTCTAAGAGATATATCAAAAAAATATATAATATTACTAAACTGATTACTCAATCTATAATCGTTAAGAATCGCGCGTCTTTATACTCTACTTCTTATTTTGTCATTCCGAATAATACATATGACAATGAATATTGGTATGGATTATTTGGAAAATGTTTTAATAGGACAGAACTTGCTATATATTATGCTCATTTTATTACAAGTTACTGTATGAGCGGTAATAATTGGTGTTGTGTAGCATATCCAGATGGATTTATTAAACAGCTTGGTTCTTATTCGGATGGTTCTGTATCTTTGTCTCCATATAAAAGTGAAATATACATTCGATTTTTGGATTATTATGATGTAAATAAGTTGAATTATTATATGAATTGTATTCATTATGAATATAATTTCAAAACAAAACATAAAATTTCAATTGATGAAAATTTATTGAAAAAATGTGTAAAATACATATTTCAAAATACTATATACAATCGTTCTGAAAATGTTATGAATATTAAAAGACCTACAATTGATGAAACGATTGAATATTTATATCCACTTGTTAAGGATTAGAGTTAATTCGTGGGTTATATTTGAATAAGATGGGATGTGATACTTCTCCAATATCTGTTTAAAATAATATTTTAATTTTCCGATTTAAAGAATTTCATTTTTTTTCATTTTCCAATCTTTCCTGGCCATTTTAAAATTGGACAAGGTTTTTTGGACTTTTTCGGCTGGAAACTTATGAATTATATTGTTTATAAATTTTTTTATTTACAGTAACAAAAATATACAACCTAAAAACTAAAATAAGAGCATAATGGTCACAACCCACTTTTTAGGGGGTTTTTAAATCAAATATTTTAAAATATTTAAAGCAAGAATTTATTAGTATAATATACTAATGGATACTAATGTTTTCTTGCCAAATCATGTCAAAAAATATGAATGTAAATTGTGCCTCTTTATTACGTCTAATAAAACAAATTACAATATTCATTTGGACACCAAAAAACATAAAAAACAAGAATTACTAACAAATACTAATGAAAATACTAATAACTTGCTTCAAATCTTGCCAAAATCACAAGAAGATTTATTTTCATGTGATTGCGATTTATTTGGACGAAGATTCTAAAAAAATGATGTCTTGATTAGACGTCTAGCATCTAAATGCGAATGCCATCATACCAACTGCGATGATTCCTAATACAATACCAAAATGATAATTGTACTGCATCTCTCTATAAACATTTTGCCAATTTTCTATTTCTTCTTTGGTCTTCAAATAATTTATCATTTTATCTGATTTAGGAGAGAGAATATAATAAAAATAATTTGTGATAAATGTTGTAGAGATAACGATACAAATGAGTGAATAATTATTGATTGGTTTTATCTTAGAAAGAGAACGCGTTTTATTGTAAATAAGAATAAGTATTGATAAGAAAAAACCTAATGCGTATCCTTGATAGCTTAGGTTCATTCTTTCTTTTGTAATTTTATCGTATTTTTCTCTCAATTTTGGTGATAAAGATGAACGGTATTGTTTTACGACGTTTGATTTATTTGTAGCATTATAAAAATAAATCATTCCAATAATAAAAATAGTTGATAAAGCACAACTTAATGAGCATACCATATTTTATAAAGTATGTAAATATTTTATATTTTGCGTATTTTTGGATTTGTTTCATGTTTTGTTTTTGGCGTTTGGAATTGGAATTGGAATTCTATATCCAGTCATAACCACATAGGTGTTTCATATTTACATATCCAGGCGAACGTTTATTATATTTTTTTATCATTTCTTTCCTTGCGGTGGCTTTTAATGATTCACTCATTTTATCGGGATTAAGTAGCATCTCAATATAATGTGAAATGAATATAGCTTTATTTTTATCTTCCTCTGTTTTCTTATTTTGAGTTAAATATGTAATGCGTTCTTCATCCTTAAATGTAATCGCATTCGCCCATTCCCACGTTTCTTCAATTTCGTTCCCATACAAATAACCAAATGGGACTATGTCCACATAAATACCTTCGTTGAATAGAATTTTATTCATATCATTAATCGTGAATCCGTATTTATTTAAGCATTGTTTATTTAAATTAGAGGCGAGTTTTCTCATTTCATAGTCGACCAATTCCGGGTATTTTTTTCCATATAAAGATTCGAGACGTCGTTTGATGTCATCATTTAAATATGTGGTAAAATTATAGGCCATTTTAAACAATGGTTATAATATAGATTTAATGGATTTAATGGATTTAATGTAATACTTTTCATTTCAATTTTGTTATAAATATAAAATATGAAATAATAGTATATTCATTTTCATTACCAATATAGTTAAATTGAATATTTATGAATCATAACACCTATAGGTCTTTTAGAGCCATTGTTATCAATTCCTTTTTGAATTATACATTCCATATCTTTATCTTTATCTTTTGAATCAATCCTAAAATCAATTTCATAATCTGATTTTTCCTTTATAATTATGTCTTTTATATTTGTATAATATTTATAAGCGTCTTCTCTATTTTTAAATAATGAATTCTTAGGTGTATACATATCATTATACCCACTATCACAGCCAAATTCAGTTACAATATAAATATCTATGTTCATAATATTCATTTTTATTATTAAAACAAAAAATTAAACGTATTATTTTTATTTTGCCAATTTGTGTATTTTAAATGCCAACCGGTGTTAAAATATATAATTATTTTACATTATTAAATAATATTTTTAACTCATTTATTTTTTCATCAGATGTCATAGTATCGTTTGTAATCATTTGTCTTATCATATCTAACTTATATTTATTTTTATCAATTTGGATTGATTCGAGTCCATCATATTCTTTGATAATATAACAATTTTCATATTTTTTGGGGATGATGGCAATTTTCGAACAATTATAACGTGATTCATTAAAAGCATCTCCTAATTCATGAAATATTTTCACCAATACTGGGTCATGTCTATTGGACCACAAATCACCTGAGTCTTCGATGCTGACATGATTTGGGTCTATTTCCTTCATTCTATTGTTATACAAATTGATTGCTTGTTCAGATACTCCCCAACCTCCGTAACAATTATTATAAAGTACTTCAATAAATTCATCGTTTGTTGACATTTATGATTATTTAATAGTATGTTGTGTTTCATTTTTAAATATTTTTATAAAAAATTGAAATAAAAAGTATTTGTATTTTTTAATATATACACATCACATGAACAGCATGAACAGCATGAACAACTTTATGACTCGTATTGACTCTGTTTCTGAAATGAAAATGGACGAATTAAATATGAATCATGAATTGTCTTCTAAAAAAATGAATATGATTTCAAAGGATGTCATTCAGCAATATAAATTTAAATATCCGACTACATTTGCTGAACTCAAATTAGATGGATTTACAGATTCAGATGCGGTACGTTATATTCGCAACAACATTGAGTTTGATACGCATTGGGTTGGATATGGAGGCAAAGATGAAGACTATATTCCCGGTTCTTCTATGACAGTTATGAAACTCCTAGGTTGTACCAAATAAAATAAATGTTGGGTGGTTGATTGATTGGTTGATTGGTGTATGGGGGGAGGGAGTGGGGTGATGGAGGATGAGATAAGTTAAAAAATATAAAAAACGGTTTTTTTATGATAAATTTTTTGTCATCCTTTAGGGAGTGTGACGAGAGGGAGGAGGTAGAGGGAGAGAAATACATTAATATTAGATGGATGAGCTATGCTTTGTATGATTTGATTCTTACATCTTTTTTATTGAATGTTTTATAAATTGTTGTCTTGGTAATGATTTTGTTATTCTTATCTTCTATAATAATTTTACCAAATACATTATCAGACATATTATCATATATTAATATTGGAATTGTATTATTAACATATGATTTATACGGATAGAAATCTACATATTTTCCTTCATATTTTACTTCAAATAATTGCTTATTCATATTTTCTCTTTCAATTATATTCATAGTATCGACTACGTTTGGAATGTTTGACATTATAATGATTCGCTTGTTAAATAGATAAACACAATTATATGTGACTGTATGTTGGTGTGACTTGTTGTATTATTCATTAGCTTTTAAACTTTTCAATTTTATTTTATTTTGGGATTTGGATTGGATTGTGAGTGTGTGATTCTTTATGTTATCTTTGTTATGTTATTTTATATTGTGATGATGAATCATTACTCTATTTCTATAAAATTGAATATAAAAATAAATATAAATGTTAAAAGCTATAATAATATAGATGTCTAAAACGAAACAAATGTGTCATGCTTGTCATAAAAAAATTGGGCTAATTGAATATAAATGTAAATGTGGAAATCTATTTTGTGTTTCACATTTACAAGCTGAAAAACATAATTGTGATTATGATTATAGAACAGAAGGTATGATTCAACTCAAGAAACAAAATGATGTAGGTATTTTGAAAGATAAGATTGTAAGAATATAAGAATATAAATATATATATTTTGGTTTGTTTGGTTTGATTGGTTATTCTAATGCCAAATCATTTACAACCCACTCTTTAACATTATTTACTAAACTAAAATATACTATTAGACCTTTTGTTACTGGTTTTGAGATAGCACTCATATAATCACCATTATAATAAATGTTATATGATTGTATACTGTTATTTTCAGATACTTTTGTAGGTATCCAATATGAATATAATGTTTGTATATTATTATTTTCATTTTTATCTAGATGATAATATAATTTAAGATTATTACCTCCTAATGTGTAATCATACGTTAAACTTTCTACATATTCGTTTCCATCTGTACCCATATCACCATAACATCCAAATCTAAATGGTATATTATCGCTTACTGATATATCAAATTTAAATATGCCATTTACAGGCCAACCATGTTTTATCACAAATGTACGTCCACCAAATGCGATAAACGTTTGTTCTGTAATAACACCATCTTCTTGGTTTTGTGGAGCTAATATTGGAAAATAATATTTTCCTATTTGGATATCATAAATATAAAATTTTCCCCAAATGTCAAATATATCATTACCAAAATTACGCCAAAATGAAACTACCAGTCTTTCTTCTGGGTCTTTGTATCCTTCTACAACGTTTTCATCTATTAATTCGGCCATATTTGGAAATAAATCACTATAATCAGATGGGTTAAATTGAATATAATACAAATCATTATCCATATCTTTTAATACTGTTTCTCCTCCTATCGTGTATCCATACGAGGCCGTATTATTTTTGGAAGTTATAATGCCAATCGCAGGTGAACATGTGACAGGTGTTAATGTTGAATAGGATGCGCCATTATTTGTTGGTGTTTTATTATAATTGCTTGAATCGTCGAATACATTGGATTCACCTTCAACAAGTAATAATAATTTTGTTCCTGGTATATTTGTTAATGGGTCAGTAGGAGGTACAAAATTAGAGGTGTATACTTGAGTACCAACAACCCATCTAAAATTTGTAATTTTTCCAGTGAAATTAGATGAAGATATGGGTATATTTTCGTTACCAATTGTTAATGGTAAACTTCCTTCTGTAAAATTATATGATAATGTAGTTGCGGATTCTTCATTACCATTTACATAAAATTTGATTTCATTTCCACTCGAACCTACTATCGCAATATGTGCCCATGTATTTTTTGGAGGTTGTCCATAAAGAACAATTACAGAAGAATTTTCAGTACCAGGATACCAAAAATAAACATTTTCTTCGTAACTAAGGGCAATTTTGATGTCATTTGTCGCATAACTTCCAATCGAAAAGACTCTACCATAATCTGCTTCTCCAGTGAAATATTGCCACCATTCTATAGTAAAATCAGCAGAATTTATGATAAAGCTATCATCATTGGGGTATTCGAGTGATGTTGCGTCTGGTGTATTTTTGAATTCAATAGAACCACATAAAGACGGTGGTGGGGGTGGGAATGGAGATGGAAGTGATGGAAGTGATGGAGATTGCGATGATTGTAACAGAGGGTCTGCTGAAGTTCGTGTTGCTTTGATTAATTTTGCCCTTCTTACAGAGGTATTACATGCTCCTACACCAGACCCCGGGACATAGCGATTGAATATATCCCGCTGTTTACTATTTATAATTGAACTAATACGTAAGACACGTCTGGACATATATAAATATATATATACAAAAAATAATATGATAAATTCATTTTTATTTTTCTCTTTATAAATGTTATAATTCTAAAAGAAGTTTAAGATTTATAGAGGAGGCGAACCTTGATTGATGAGAGAAATTCATTTATAAATTGTATTGTTTTGTTAGATATTTGTAATTGTAATAAAATATATTAAAGAAGTATTATTATTTATCTTAACATGGCAATTGAGGATTTTCTTTATGAATATGTAGCCGAAGGAGAGTTTGATTATGATTTTTATATTGTATATTTACAAACTGAATGCGATGACCCTTATTATCCTCCATATAATAATAATATTGGTATATTTAAATCAAAAGAAAATGCGATTGCGTATACTAGAAAAAGTTTTTATGATTGCGCCGAAAATTATACAAGTGTAGAGAGGCGCAAATATGGAGGTGTACCACAGAAATTTTATATAGAAGGAAAATATTATAAGGATAGTGATGGTGATGTAGAGATAAAAAGGAAAGTAAATCATGATGAACCTTTGTATATTATTTATGATAAGGAAGAACAAGATAAAATTGATGCTAGATGGGACAGGATGCATGGGAAAACTCGATAATAAATTATATTATAAATATCATTGATTAATATTATTAATTAAAAATAATATTAATTAAATGTATTCATCTATATTTATTGGTTCTATGTTATATTGTTCACATAGTCTCCATAATCTTTCTGGTTTGAATACATATTGAACTAATTCCTCTAAGAATTCATCGTTTGCTTGTTTCATATAGATGTGGTCTAATTTTGCGAATAAATGAATCGCATTTGGATTTGATGAAAGTGAATTCCAATCTACTTTATCTAGATTTTTTTCCAATATATGAATCGCATTTGGATTTGCTGAAATCACAGACCAATTAATTTTATCTATATTTTTTTCCAATATATGAATCGCATTTGGATTTGATGAAATCATAGACCAATTCATTTTATCTATATTTTTTTCCAATATATGAATGGCATTTGGATTTTCTGAAAGTTGTCTCCAATCTACTTTATTTAGATTTTGTTCCAATATATGAATCGCATTTGGATTTGATGAAAGCAGATAATAATCTGTTATTTTATTATTAATTATATATTTATGATACATTAGTTATGTATTGTTAGTTATGATTAAATGGTTGTTTCGATTTATTTTATATTACTATACTCTATAAACCCCTGGAAACTGACCAATCAGCATACGCCTATCTTATAAACTATCCAATGGTATTGTATTATATATAACCCTATAATTAGGTCTATATATAGTAACTCGGAAATGAGTGACATAATGGGAAATCGGTTATAAAAATTTGAGAGCATATTTAATTGATAATGAACTTTTATATATTGCCTGCTAAAAATTGAAATACTTTTTTCTGGGATGGTGTAAGGTATCTGATACACACTACGATGAGTTCAACTTACACGACTACTACGAATGTCTTCACTGAAGGCGACGAGACATATGCGGGTTCTTATTTGATGCCAAGTCAGTCACATAAACATGTTGGTAAATTTCGGGTTCACGGAAAGTACGTGTCTACATTTCGTGCTGGAAAAATGCCGAACGAGTATTATTGTGAGTCAAAGGAGGCAATGGTACTTCGTTCTGGTAAGAAGCTAAACTATATCAACAAGAGTCTATTCTGGAGTGATGCGAAAGAATGTGTGATTAATTTCAACAAAAGGCCTGGTCAACAGTGTATTAGTGTTAAGAAACTAATATGGATTTATGAGAACTACTACAACCTGATTTCAAGTTGCTACCATCTCATTAGTTTTTATGATGCGTGTTCGCTTAAGACAAAGGAGATTTTAGGTAAGTTGGAAGAAAGCGTCAAGGGTGTTTATAAGGAGAGAAAATGTATCACTATTGAACGGAACGGGCGCGTTTGTTATCAAATCGATTATTCAGAGCCGCTGCCAAAGCGGGAAACAGAAGGTAAGTATACGTTTTGTAACTGTCGTTATACAACAGTGAAAGGAGACAAGGCAATTGAGAAGCAAGGTCATCATGCGGACGAGTATGTGTTGAAGATGCGGAAGATTGTGAAGATGTATTCAAGGCCTCATCGTTCTGTTTTGGAGTCGGATGCGTTCAAGATAGTTAATCGGAAGCTAAACGATGATTGTCGTCAACTGGTATTTAGTTTCCTTTCGGCGCAGGATATTAAGACACATTAGTTATAGTTAGGTTAGGCTATAGTAATAGGAATTTATGTAAATAAATATTGGTAAGTTTTTTATTTTCTGGAAATATTTCCAATAAAATAATATATTAAAAGTCCTATTTAAAGAAAACATTGATTTTTTTCATTTTCCAATCTTTCCTGGCCATTTTAAAAATGGACAAGGTTTTTTGAACTTTTTCGGCTAGACCTATGAACTTTTATTTTTTTAAATTTTCAGTAACAAAATATTTTATAAAAAAATGAAAATGAGAGCATAATGGTCACAAACCACTTTTTTCATATTTTTTGAGAGAAAATTATTTAGAGATAAATTTCGAGATTTTATTATTATAAAATAATAATGGATAATAACGATTTCTCGAAAAAAAACGAAATGAAATATAAATGTGTTTTATGTGACTTTTACACGAGTAAAAAAACAGATTATAAAATACATTTGGAGACCAAAAAACATAAAAAGCATGAAATCATATCTAATAATAACGATTTCACGAAAAAAAACGAAAAATTTAATTGTGAGTGTGGAAAATCATATAAACATAAACCAAACTTGTATGCTCATAAAAAGAATTGTAAATTTGAAATCGAGAATAAATTAATTACTTATGATGAAAATAATATTGATTATAAAAATATGTTTTTACAAATTATTGAAAAAACGGATGTATTACAGAATTTAATTATAGAACAAAGTAAAATCATTCAAGAAAAAGATAAAATAATTAATGAAATGATACCAAAAATAGGCAATAACAATACTACTACTACTAATTCAAATAATAAATTTAATATTTGCCTTTTTTTAAATGAAAATTGTAAAGATGCTCTTAGTATGGATGAGTTTGTTAAAAAAATAGAAATTACTGTTAGCGATTTATTATATACAAAACAAAAAGGGTTAGTAAATGGAATTTCTAATATTTTTATTAAGAATTTAAATGACCTTCCTGAAAAGGAAAGACCTATTTGGTGTAGCGATAAGAAACGCAAAAAATTATTTATTAAAGAATCCGAATGGAAAGAAGATATAGATAACCTTAAAACAAAACAAGCTATTAAGGATATTAGTGTTGTTCAAGTCAAGAATATTAATAAATATACTGACGAGAATCCTGATTGGAAAGATAAAGAAAATAAAAAAGATGAATATATTACAATTGTTAAACATGTAACAAACGAAATTACAGGTAAAGAAACAGAAATTATTAATAAAATTACTGATTCTATTCAATTAGATAAAGAAACATTGAATTAATTTTATTTTCTCTCTTCTTTTAAAACAAAAAACAAAAAAATTTCAAAAGAACTTTAACATTTTTATAGGTCTTGGAACTCTATCGAAGAGAGAAATTCAAGGAATAAATACCTCATTTTTTATTATTTTTTGTGAATGTAAATAATAAAAAATATTATAATATTTATTTTTATAAAACTTAAAGGTGTAAATATTTAATAAATTGTTTCACTTTTTTGCTTAACCTACATGATAAACAAACTTTTATATATTATTTATTGATTTTAATATGAATAATCATAACTCTATAGAGAAATAGATTTGATTTATATAAAAATGTATCATTCATTATAAAGGGTTTGGAACTCTATCGAAGAGAGAAATTCAAGGAATAAATATAAAATAATTCAATGGTTTAATTATATACGACAATTTAATAGAATTAATTATTGAAATGCTAATTAATATAGTGTATTGATGTACCGATGACGATTATCATGATACTATAGCACCATATCATCCCTATGGCAAACTGACCAATCAGCATTCGCCTATTCTATTAGGACATTTTATATAGAACTATATAATTAGGATATTATACTTAACCCGGAAATGAGTGACATAATGGGAAATCGGTTATTAAAATATTAACCCGGAAATGAGTGACATAATGGGAAATCGGTTATTAAAATTTTTAGGTAATATATAACAAACAAAATAAGTATTTGGAATATATAACAAAAAAATAATCACACATTTTTTTATCTTTAAAAAAAATACCATACACTCTAAAAAAAATTGAAATACTTTTTACAATACATCTATATTTCATACGAAACAACTACACACTGCTACAAAGCTATGTCCTCTATTAACATTCCCGATATTATGGAGCGCCACATCAAGAACATCTGTTCGGAATATCTTGATGTTGCGATTCGTCAACTCGGTAATAAGTACTCATTCGACCCAGAAAAGGCTATTGCCGAACTTGACCTACCTACCTTCAAGCGAACGGAACAACAAAATAACCGCAAGAAAGCTGAAAACCCGCAGAAAAAAAAGAAAACTCCACATGAAGTTCCTGCTATCCCTCTACCATTTTGCGGAGTTATTATGGAAAATTGGTGCCAGGCTATCGTCAAGAACAACAAACTATTCACTCAGTGTACTAATCTAAAGAAAGAACAAGGTAACCTATGTAACAAGTGCCAAAAAATTTGCGAAAAAAATGGCGCACTACCATTCGGAGAAATTAACAACAGGGAACATCTTGAAATTCAACCTATCTCATATGCCATCGTCATGAAAAAACTCAACATCACACAGGAAACCGCTATCAACGAAGCGGCTAAATTCGGATGGAACATTGACCAACAACAATTCAACACTCCTGAGAAAACACGCGGAAGACCCAAAAAAATTGAAGATGAAGAATCTACCGACAACGATAAAAAGGCTCCGGCTAAGCGCGGCAGACCTAAAAAGGAGAAACCTACCAAGGCTTCTTCTCAAATCGGGGATGATATTATCGCTGGACTTCTACAACAAGCTAACAACAAAGCTCTGGAAGATGACGAAGAAGAAGAAAAAATGACCCAGAACGAGGAGACTGAAGAGACAGAGGAAACCAGCCAATCAGAAAATAGCAAGACAGAGGAAACCAGCCAATCAGAAAACAGCAAGGAAAAGACAGACAAAAAAAAGACCGACAAGGAAGCTCAAAAAGCCGCCGCTAAGGCCGCCAAGGAAGCTGAAAAAGCCGCCGCTAAGGCCGCTAAGGAAGCTGAAAAAGCTGCCGCTAAGGCCGCTAAGGAAGCTGAAAAAGCTGCCAAGAAAAAGAATAAAAAAGATGATGATAAAACCACCACTCAAAAACAGAACACTCAAATGAACAAAAAACAATCTCAGGAAAAAGAATCCGAATCTGAATCCGAATCTGAACAGGAGGAAACACAACAAATTAAAGTCAAAAAATTCGAGTTCAACGGTAAACTATATAAACTATCTCAACATGATAACATTCTATACGACTGGGATAATGATGAACCCGTCGGAATTTGGAACCCTAACAACAAAACTATCTCACCCATTCCGGATGATGAATCGGACAACGAATCAGACGAACAATAAATAATAACATAACAGTAACAGAACAGTAACATTAGCATAGCAATTAGCATAGAATTTATAGTAAAATAAATACAACCTTTTTTTATATCTCTAATATTTTACATATTTAAAAGTAATAGTATATATACTATATGGATAATTTAACTCTTATTGCTCATATATTTAATGAAGAATATTTGTTACCTTTTTGGTTAGAACACCATTCTAAAATTTTCAAAAACGGTATTATAATTGATTATTTATCTACGGATAATTCTGTTAACATCATTAAAAAATATTGCCCTCATTGGAAAATAATTAATACTAGTAATGTAATAAAAGGGAAATCTTTTTTTGATACTACAGGACTTTTAATAGATCATGAAGTAATTGAGATTGAAAAAACAATACAAGGATATAAAATTTGTTTGAATGTTACCGAATTTTTATTTATAAATGATAATATAAAACTTAACGAAGAAAAACAGGTATATAAAATAGAACAACTTAGAGGGTTTTCAAATGATGATTATTTTTATCCAAAAAATAATAAAGAATTATTTAATAATATTGTTTCATTTTATAATGATAGAGGTGTTAGACATTTACACAATTATGAATATCTTGATTATTATCCTGGAAGACATTGGCTAAGACATAACAATTATAATCAAACATTATCGAATGATATGATAATAATTTATCTTAGTACTTATAATATAAATAAATATTTTATGAAAAGAAGATTACAGATTCAATATAATGTGCCAAGTTTTTTACCACTTAATCATTATGAATTTCCATCAGAACAACATGCGATTGATTCCTATTATGAATTAAAAAAAAAATCTTTTATTTTAGATAAAGACCATGTTGTATATAAAATTATAAATTGTGTATTAAATAAACCATCAGAATTAAATGTAATATGTAATATGTAAAGTTAATTTTCTACATCTCGCATTTCTCTATATTGTCTCATTAATCTTTCATATGTTATATAAATATTCCAAATTAAAAATAGTGCAAAAAATACAGCAAAAAAAGCTGCCAAGTATATGTAAATAGTTAACATTCTATTTATTTAACCTATACTGCTTTATATTTATATTCTTTTTATAGATTTATATAGAGAATAACATAAATATTATATTTATTATATATATTATGGAAAATATAGATGATAACTTTTATAAAGTAATTGAAAAACCACCAGTAAATGGCCCAAATCATGATAATCCAGATAAGTATAAATATTCCGGTTTTACAGGTACTACAGGTATTATGGGACATTATGGATATTCTGGAAATACTGGGCCTACCGGAAATACAGGTCCTACTGGAAATACTGGACCTTGTTCTTCATATCAATCTAATAAATGTAACCACGAACACTTTTTATACCAATGATAAAAATCTCAAATCTAAAAATATTGACGCGTGGAAATTTTTCCGAGACAATTTTCCGAAAAATTTCCTAAAAAAAATTGAAAACTAATTTTTCGGGGTACAATATGGCATAACAAATGAACGATTTTCACAACTCGAAGTTTTACCCTATATTTAAGAAAATAACAGAAAAAGGAGGCATGGCGGAAAAGCAGTATCAGATTGAAGGCATCTCGTGGGCGATAAACAATGAAAGCGGGACATTACCTTATAACGTGCGAGGAGGCATCATTGCGGACGAGATGGGACTAGGCAAAACGTTTCAAGTTATCTCTGTGTTGGCGTGTAATTTCAAAAAAAGGACTCTCATCGTGTTACCTCAGATATTGATTGAGCAGTGGGTTTCGGCATTCAAACATATTACTGGACATACTCCATTGGTATACCATTCTAAGTTTACCAAGCTATCGACATTGACGTTTGACACCATCAACTCGGCACCGATTGTAATTACAAGCTATGGCATGATAACATCTAGCAAAAAAAGGGAACGGAATATTCTACATTCGATTGACTGGAACCGTGTTGTATATGACGAAGCGCATCATTTGAAAAATAAAAATACAGGCATCTATAAGGGCGCAGGTTTGATAAATGCGCAAATCAAATGGTTTATTAGTGGTACTCCTATTCAAAACAGGATTCATGACTTATATAGTCTATGTTCCCTTTTGGGAATTCCAAAGTCGGTTTATCGGGATAAGACGAATCATGAGGTTATCAGAGAAATGTTCATTCTAAGAAGAACCAAAAAAGATGTAGATATTGAAGTACCGCCAGTTCAGGTTAACCATGTTCTTATACCAATCAGAGATAAGATTTCAGAGTTTATTCACGATGAGATTCATTCTATGTTACCGTTTTACATTAAAAAATCCAGCAAAGAAAACGATTCGATTGAAAGTGACAGAAATGGCGATGACGACGACGACACTGACGCGACAGAAACCGAGAGTGATGATGACCAGTCAGAAGAAGAAAACTACATCAATGAGATTTTGATTACAACAGATTTACAATCACCAGCAACCAATAAAATTACAGATGAGTTATGTTTTCCAGAAAACAAAATATTTACTAGAATGTTTGAAGGTAAACCCAATATATTGCCAGTATTTATGAGAGCTAGACAGCTATGTATTTATCCGCCGATTCTTAAAGGTATGATTAAGCAGAGTAAACATTTAGTTGACAACCGCAGGGATTTGATGTTATATAAGAGAACGATGCTTTCTACTTATAAGCTAGACACTTTGGTAAAGTTTATTTCAGAGAGAAAAGATAACGGAAATAAAAAAATCGTCTTCTGCTTCTTCAAAAATGAGATTGATTATATTTATCAACAGTTGAATATAATCAATATTAAAACAGAATATATCGATGGTAGAGTAAGTAACAGTAAAAAGGCGGAAATTTTGAATGATTGTCCAAGTGTCTTGATTTTACAAATTCAAACTTCATGCGAGGGATTAAATTTACAGACATACTCGGAAGTTTATTTTACATCTCCTCATTGGAATCCTGCTGTAGAAAGCCAAGCAATTGGACGATGTCATCGTATTGGTCAGACAAAGCCCGTCGAAGTATTCAAGTTTATAAGCATTAGTCCGGTCAAATCAATCGAGCAATATATCATCGATGTACAGAAAACAAAGAAGTCGATTGCCAGGTGGATGATATCAAATTAAACAAGGTAAGTTTTCAACATCTCGTATAAAAGCTAATTTTTTCTTTTTTTATAAAATTGAAATGGACTTCATTACTTTTAAATACTTTATGTAAACGAATAATAAACCCATATCAAATATGCAGAATATCCAAATCCCCTCAAAAAAAACTACAATTTCGTGTTGGAGTTGTAAAAAAATGATAAAGAATTATACGGTAGTTTATATGTGTGTTGATAATCCATTTTGCTCAACATATTGTAGAGATAAACATTTCATGTATATAAAAAATATTGACCCTGATTTAAAATTTCCATATAAATGGTATAAAAATGACAATGACAATCACAATGACAATCATAATACAAAAATAAATTGTTTGATCGAAATTGATTGTTTTAAAATCACTGACAATCAACATTCTCATTCCATGAAAAGATTAAATAGAACTCAATCTCTTTCTGATATAAATACGAATACGAATATGAATATGAAGAGAGAAAAGGTCATTGTTACATGTATTAAATTACATAAATTTAGTATTCGGCTATCAAATAAAACATTAAAAAAATGTATTGGCTTTTTATGTATCATCATGATAAGTATTCTAATTAAGTCGAATTATCAATTCAATTAGAATTAAAAATATAAAATTAAAAATATAAGATTATAAATTTATTTTTTCAATTATAAAAACTCTTTTGTATTTTTTTACACCATCTAGTGTATATCCATCACTTATACGTTTTGGGGTTAATTTGAAATTGATAGACTTTAGAACTTGTCGTATGATATTGATAAAAGGATATTTTTGTTTTTTATCAGCATCCGCGTGTAAACTTGTATAAATCGACGAACTTAATATTTTTTTAAGTTCATATATGATTGGCTTAATATCTTTATATTTATTAGAAAAAATAAGGTCATTCCTATATAAAATCATTCCATTTAATTCTGATATGTTTTTACATGTTATACCACAAATATCTAAAAAATTTATGATTATATTATTTTTTTCATTGTTTTCATTATTCACAATTTCTTCCATAATTATACTATATATATTTTAATTCAATCCTAGAGCAGGAATATAATAATCTCCGTTTGATTTTTTCTCGTATTTAGCAACAATAGATGGATTTTTTGAATTACTAATGATATCTTCTGTTGAATATACGTTTCCGTTTTTATCAATATAATAATTGATGCCTTTTATTTCTTGAACAAATACTTCGATTTTAGAAATAACAGGTTTTACATTATCATCAATTGATACTTTTCCATGTGGAGTTCCTTTAATATGGGTTCCGCAAAAATCACTGTCTGTTTGTTTTCTTCTAGTACACTGTTCTCCATTCGCCCGATTCGCAATACACCTATCAAAATGAGGAACCATATTTTTAACACGTTTACGTTTTTGAAAATCTTCCTTCCCTAGGCTAATGCCTTCATAATCATATATAAATTTCAAAAAATCACTATATTGCGAACTTTTACAAAAATCACTTTTATCAAGCCAGTTTTTAATATCAGTTTTAAATTCTTGAATATGGTTATCGCATTTCTTTCCAATACGACGCTCCATTCTTTATATTTATTATACATATATACTTTATATTTTTATTTCAATTTTTATATATTATATTAAAAGGATTTAAAGAGATGTTAAAACCCCCGTTGTCCTATATTTTTTATTATTTTTATAACGCATACGTTTTAATTTTGCCTTTTCTCTTGATTTTTCTTCTTGTGTAAGTTCCGAATTATTTATAATTTCTCTCCATTTTTCTAATTCATCTTTTTCATTTTGAATATTTGACATGTCATATGTATTGTCATTATTGTCTGTATTGTCTGTATTGTCATTATTTAGTTGTATTTCATTTTTTACTTCTTCATTATCTTTGATTAAATGATTTTGAGATATATTGTCTTCTGTAGTTATTTGTATTTCATTCAATACCATCATCCATCGCTCCTTTAATTCATTGGTTGATAAAGCACCTACATCATTTGAATCATTTGAATTCATTTTTAAATTTGATTCTTCTTTATGATTTAAATTAACAATATTTATATCAATTTTATTATCATTATTGTTAACATTTGTATCATTATTATGATTGGATTCTATACTGTCTATATTATCATTTATTTCATTATCATATATTATGTGTTCATTATCAGTTGAACTTTCATCTGAAATATGAATCATAATTTCATTTAATTCATCTTTTACAGATAAAGAAACGTCATTAGTATTTATAAATGAAATTAATTCTTTTTGTTCTATGTTAGTCAACGATGGTGTTCTACTTATTTTTTCTGATTTTCTCTCGTCATTTATACATATAATACTAGAATTATGTCCTGTTTTTTGTTCAATTTTAATATCTTTATTGACTTGTCCCCACATAATACCTATTTTAATATTCAGTCTAGATAAATATGTTGTGTGATATTTATGAAATATTTTTAAATAATTCGTATATAATTTCAAATTTTGTTTTAAAAGTGTTATATTAAAATCAATTGTATTTACTACAATATGTAAATTCAATCCATTTGTTGTGTTTGTTTCATCTTCTTCTAATTCTTTTTCTTTTTTTATAACAAATTTACTCATTAATTCCAATAATAATAAAATATCATCATGAATTTCATTTATTAAATCAAAATCATATATTTTGTATTGTTCTAAATCTTTATATACAGGATATTTCGATTTATGTTCACATACTTTTAATATAGCTTCTTCATTTATATTTACTTTTACATAATTAATGATTAATTTAAATAATTTATAATATTCACAATATAACTTGTTTTCAATTAATATGTGCATATTTTTCATATTATCATATTCAAAATGAATTAAAAATGTTTGAAAATGAAGCGCATCTAATCCAAATAAAATAGTACCTGTATTTTCTTGGTCTTTTATATATTTACCATAAATACTTGTTAACAACTGTATTTTATCGGATAATTTTTCAAAATATTGTTTAATATCTATCCTTATTTTTTTTAAATTTTCAAATTCATTTCTCAATTCAGTTAGATTAAGTATCATAATATATTATAAATATATATATATTTAATGAATAAAGAAGAAAATCAAGTAATTAAGACAAATCATGAACCAATTGATCAATCAAATAATACTGTTATACAAGATTCGGTTCAGTTACCTCAATCTCAAGATATACCAATAAAACGAAAAAAAATAAAATGGACAGAAAAACATATTGATATATTAGTTGATTGGGGAGATAAAGCGATGTGTTATAGATGGTTACATTCCAGAAATACAGATAGATATAGAACTTTGAATACTTGGTTTACAATTCCTGTTATTATAATGAGTACACTTACAGGAACGGCCAATTTTGCTCAAGAACAAGTTCCTATAGACCTGAGAAGTTATTATTCTATGATAGTAGGGAGTGTTAATATTTTAGCAGGTATTATTACTACAATTCAAAACTTTTTGAAAATATCACAATTAAATGAATCACATCGAGTAGCATCTATATCATGGGATAAATTTTACAGAAAAATAAAACTTGAATTAGCAAAAGCACCTGATGAAAGAACAGATGTTGAATTATTTTTAAAAAATTGTTCTGAAGAATTTGATAGACTTATTGAAACAAGTCCTGATATTGACCGTGTTATACTTAAAAAATTCAAAGATACTTTTGAAGGAAAGAAAAGTTTTTCACAAAATATTAAAGATAAATTAAATCGTAAATTACAAATTGACCAACAAGGAGAAATTGTTGCCATCACTGAACGCCAAAAAGCTTTTAAAGAATTAAATAAACCATCTGTTTATGATTATTTAGAATCAGTTAAATCATCTGTATATAAAGAACCCGAAAAACCATCAAATCATGTTATTGAGATAACTCAACCACCTATTAATCAAAATGAACCGATTCCTGCTCCACAAGAAAAATTAATTACTGAAAAAACATCATCAGTGATAAATGAAATTGTTAAACGTAAAAAAGCGCTTGATGATAAAGAGAGAAAAATATCAGAATTTTGTAAAGAATTTAAAGAAAAATATTATAGAGAACCAACTGAAGAAGAGATTATTGAAAATCTAGAAAATGAACAAGAAAAAATAACAAAGGCAATTATTAATGGGTTTATATCAAAAATTAGAGAGAAAAAGAATCATCAAAATGTTAATATAAATATAAATGAAATAAATAATACCAATACAGAAAATAAAAAAGATAATCATGTAATTGATATACTTACAGAAGATAAATAATATCAAATATAATATAAAATTCTGAAATATCAAATCTAAAATATATTATAATATTTTATTGCTATATATTATAATATAAATGTCAAATCTGATTAACGATTTTAATAAAAAAAGAATCAACAATCTCAAAAGTTTATATAATACATATCTTTCCATTTTAAATAGAAATCAAGCGATTGAAATTAAATCTATAAATTATAAATTTTTATTCAAACAAAAAGCTACATTAATAAATGAAATTAATAAAAAATACAATCAACTTAGATTATCTTTGAAATCTGAGTTTGATAAAGAGATTCATAATATTTTAAAAGAACAATCAAAATATAATAATCTGAACTCAGTTCAATATTCAAATAAAAAAGCACTCATTATTGGTATAAATTATAACGAAACTTCCTTACAATTAAATGGATGTATAAATGATGCGAAGTTAATGGAAAGGTTTTTAAAAAATAGAAATTTTACAGAAATTAAATTACTTACAGATGAAACCGAAATTAAACCAACCAAAGATAATATATTAAAGGAAATAAAAAACATTCTTGAAAATTCAAATAAAAATGATTTAATCTTTATATTTTATAGTGGACATGGTTCTTACACAATAGATAGAAATAATGACGAGTTAGATGGATATGATGAATTATTAGTTCCGTTAGATTTTGATTATATTAAAGATGATGAACTAAAACAATTAATTAACACTTACGGAAAACAAGATACGAATATTATTGCTTTATTTGATTGTTGTAATAGCGGAACATCATTCGATTTAAGATATCAAATTCTTGATAAATTAAATTATGATGATATAACGGAAAATAAAGCAAATACAGAAACTCCATGTAATATTTTTTACATAAGTGGTTGTAGAGATGATGAATATAGTATAGAAACGAATGTCAATGACGATGTACAAGGTCTTATGACATGGGCATTTTTAGATATTATGAATAAAAATAATAAATTATCATGGCGACAACTTATTAAAAAAATGAGAGAAAATATAAAGGGACGTTCATTTCAAATACCTCAATTATCAAGTGGAAAATTATTCAATCCAGATTCAATTGTTTCAATATAATTTATTTCAAAAAATCAAAATCAACTACAACTGGAAAATGGTCTGAATGTATTTTATCGCAATATTCCTGATAACCATGATATATAAACGCATTATCTATATATTGAAATAATCCGGGTGTCATTAGAACATGGTCTATCATAGAAAAATCTTTAACTGACATAGTAGTACAATCATTATCTGAATTCCACCATTCACTATATCTATCTGCCATTTGTATTTTACTTGCCACACTTTGTAAATTATATTTACCTGAATGAATACCTGACAATCCTTTTATAATATCAAGTGTTCTAGACAATGGTTTATTTAGATTTACATCTAATATTTCATTATCATAATCATTCATATCTCCGATAACAATGATTTCATATCCATTTTGAATATAATTAAAAATAATGTTTTGTATAATTTGTCCTTGTGCTTCTCTCTGAGAACACCGTTTTGGTTCTATTGGATAAGCAATTAAATGCGCACCAATGAATGCTATTTTATTACCATAAATAGTAAATTCTGTTATATAATGTTTACTTACACCAGTAGAACCTTTATATTTTGTATTCATTCCGCATTTAGAATCGATTATTGGATAATCTAATTTATCTTCATTTCTATATAGAGATACATCAGGGGTAATTTTTGTTAGCATGCCAACATTTTGTCCTGTACCTGAGTCAGTGCCTAATTTTAAGTACGGTGTATATGAATGTGTTTTTAAACGGTGATTTATCATATTAAGTTCATAACAACTTTCTACTTCACACAAATTTATAATATCAGGTTCTAGTGTTGAAATAATATTAGAAACATCATCAAGATGTTCTATTGCCTGTGATTTATTCTTCCAGCTACATTTATTACCAGGACAATCAAAATGACTATTATGTTCTACAAATAACCATTCTACATTATACTGAACAATCCTTAATTTATTATTATTAAATTTATTATTATAATTGTTTATATTATTACATTCTTCAATAGAACTAGATAGATTAAATAAAAACCCAATAAAAAGGAAATAGTATAATATATTATACACTTTCATATAATATATTATAATTTTATTTTTTATTTTTTATATAGATTACATATTAGACATTACATATTACAAGCATATTTAAGAAAATATGTCACCTGTTTTTTGAGGCAATGCTAATGCTAATAAAACAATTGCCAATACCCAATACATAAAAAAACCATATTTATAAAATGGTATTTCCAAATATTTAAATATTATATTTAATACAAAATATATTACAAGAATTATGCCTGATAACATTAAAAGTGTTTGTTTATCCATATAATATATAACTTATATATTATTTTGTATAATTTTTCAAACATCTAATAATATATATTGTGATTCATCTTTTATTCCTATTATATAATTTAATTCACATAACTGCGGGTCAACTTGATTATATACAGAATTATATTTAGATTTTTTATGGTGTGAATAAGTTAAATTATTAAAATGATTGATATAATTATCATTGTACTTCATTAATCCTAAAAATAGGGCGTATCTATTTATAATTTTTTCATCATTTGTTATATTCAATATAATATTATAATCAGAATTAAAGTAAAGTATATCGTCTTCACCCTTAATTGAATATCCTACTGCCGGTGATTCATATATAGTTGTGTCGTTTATATTTTTTATATTCAATAAATTTGTATGTTTAATAAATAAATTTGAAATCGTGTCATCTATTTCTATATTATATATATTTTTATAATTTACAATTTCACTTATAAGTGTCCATATATACTTTTTATTATATCCATATAGTGATATATCAGAACATTCACAAAATATATAATTTGTATCTTTATATGATATATGACCCTTATATTTTGTATTTAATTTTAGTTCCTTTGATATATAATTTTCTATATAAACTTCTAGTACATTGGGTGTATCTATATTTATATCAATATCAATATCAATATCAATATCAATACAACAATATTTACGTTTAATTTCATTGTATTTTAATAAATATAATAAAAACGGTATTTCTCTCTTTTTGTTTATATTAAAAATCATAATTTTATAATTCATTTTATTTGTTAAAGATTGAGTATACTTGTTTGAAACATCGTATGTATAGTATATATCATTTTTACTAATGGTATTCATGGTATTCATGGTATTTATATTATTATTTATAGATGTTTTACTTGGTATTCCATTATATTCAATATTAGAGACCATCAATTTATCCACTACAACATTATTTGTAGTATATAAATATTCATGACAATTATCATCATCATCATCATCATCGTCATCCATATCTTCAACAATTTGATTTGAATTATTAATATTGTATTTGAGAGAATTTACATCCTTTTTTTTAACATGGTCTATGTTGAATTTCTCTCTTATATATGATTTATTATTCAATAACATTTATAATTAGTGTTTATATTATTCTTTTTTGTTTTTATTTTGTTTTCTTTTTATTGTTTCTGTAATTTTAGTTTCTCTATTATCTAAAATAAAATTAGATAAATCATCAACGATTTCTTTATTATCAGAATTTTTGAAATACTTTTCAAGACATGCAGTAATATGTTTTTTACTTAATGACGTTTTTACTTTACTTTGAGTATACATAAGTTTTCCATCATTTATATCAAAACAATCAATCTCATTTGTTTTCATAATATCAACTAATTTATCAGAAATTATTTTTTTTTTATCTTTTCTTAATTTAATTTCTCTCTGTAAATCTCTAATATCATTATCATTTTGTATCCATTCTTTAATTGTATTGACTAATACTTCTTTTGTGGTCATTATACACTAATATATTATTAATATATTATAATAAACTTTATATCGTTTGTTTTTTATCATTCAATAATTTATATTTTTTATAAAAATTTAAAGTCATTGTTATTTTATAAAATAAAATGGATTATACAAAAGATAAAATAAAAAGCGATAATTTTTATTGCGAATTGTGTAATTATTTAGCATGTGATAAATATAATTTTAATCGTCATTTATTAACTAATAAGCATAAAAAGATTGAAATGATTAAAAATAAAACAAATATTATTGAAAAAAACAACGAAATAAATAATATAAAAGAAGATAATGAAACAAATAATATAAAAGAAGATAATGAAACAAATAAAATAAAAGAAGATAATGAAACAAATAATATAAAAGAAGATAATGAAACAAATAAAATAAAAAATAATGAATTATATAAATCAAAAAAATATAAACAAAAGTGGTATCGTTGTAACTGTGGGAAAAAATATAAACATCAAACTAATCTTATTCGTCATAAAAAAACAAATTGTAAATTTATGAAAAACAAAGAATATATTGAAAATATTGAAAATATTCAACTAAACGAAGTCAAATACAAAGAATTAATTATTACATTAGTTGATGAAAATAATAAATTAAAAAATATTATTAATGAGCTTACACAATTTATACAAAAGTAATATTTATTTTTTTTTGAAAAATAGAAAATAGAAAAAATGAAAATTCCAATCTTCCCTGGCCGATCCAAAAATGGACAAGAAAAATTGTCCAAAATTCATTCGGCCGGGAAAGATAAGAAATTCAAAAAATCGCATTTTCTTAAAAAATGGTTTTGTGACCATTATGCTCTTATTTTCGTTTTTCAATAAAATATTTGTGATTGTAATTTTTTTATACTTTTATTATAAAATAATTTAGAAAATATTTATGTATAGATAATAAATGGCAAATGGTGATTATGATTTTGAGCAAAAAAGTGATACATTAAAATATTATTGTAAACAATGTGACCATTACTCGTATAGAAAATATAATTTTGAACGACATCTTTTATCAGCAAAACACAAAAGGTTTAAAACAGATTATAAAATTGAGCATATAGAAGTAAATGGAGTAAGTAAAAAAATAATTATAAAAAGTGAGAAATTTGAGTGTAAATGTGGAAAAAAATACAATCATCAAACGAATTTAATAAGACATAAAAAAACAAATTGTAAATTAAAAGAAAACTCAGAAACAATCGAAAAAAATCAAATCGTAAATTTTATTGAAAATAATGAAACAAATCAAATTATAGAAAAGAAAGATACGAATGATATAACTTATAAAGAAATTATTATGACTTTAATTAATGAAAATAAAGAAATGAGAAAAACAATTAGTGAATTAGTCCCAAAAGTTGGTAATACTACAAATAATACAACAAACATTACAAATAATGCGAATTTCAATCTTAATATATTTTTAAACGAGCAATGTAAAGACGCTCTTAATATAGACGATTTTATAAAAAATATAGAAGTATCATTATCTGATTTATTATTAACAAAAGATAAAGGTCTAATAGAAGGTATTTCAAATATATTTATAGAAAATATGAATAAATTATCTCTCTATGAAAGACCTTTACATTGTACAGATTTAAAGAGAGAAACACTTTATATAAAACAAGATGAATGGAAAAAAGATAAAGATAATACGATTGTAAAAAATGCTATAAAACGCGTATCTCAGATTCAAACAAAAAATGTAAATAAATGGAGTGAACAAAACCCAGAATTTTTAAAGAAACCCGAAAAACAGGATGAATTTATAAAATTAGTAAAAAACGTATCAGATGATATAGATGATAAACAAGATAAAATAATTAAAAAATTATGTAAAAATGTTTATATAAACAATAAAATCATAAATGAAATTGAAAATGAAAATGAATAAATAATTTTAGTCATACTACATAATACATAAAATTATTTATTTTTATTTTTAAATTGGTCAACTAATTTTTCATACGCACTCAATATAGTATGTACTTCATGTGTATCAAATAAAGATAAAATACTTGCTTTATTCCAATCAGCCCAAAAAATTGTTTTATTAGCCCGAACTTTAAAAAATACAATTTTTGTTATGTTTCTATTAATATTATTATCAGTCATAGATTTTTTTAAAATAAATTCATAATCATATGTTCTATCTTGAGGCAATAAATGTATTTTTTCAAACCGTTTCAACGGATTTATAAGGACATTTGGTGTTCCTATATAAAAACCATTTGTATATCCACCAGCATCATTTAAACAACTTGTGTAAAACGATTGATTTGTATAAGCATTTTCAACATCATTTATATTAATATTATTTGCTATATAATAATCTGGACCACATACAATCGCAACATCATAATTATTTACATTTTTTTCTAAAAATAAACCAACTCTATATTCTGAATACATCTGACGTAAAGCATTGTTGATTTTTTCATCTGTATCATAATCTGAATTTTTATTAAAGCATAGATTCACACTTTGTTTTAAAAAATATAACTCATTATCTAATATGTCTTGATAATATTCTTCATAAATATCATATGGAATAATATTTACATCTTTTTGATTGATTATTTGATTATCAATTAATTTGTCTTTTATGTTGAGATTAAAAACATATATCGTTAATTCATATTTATCCTTTAAAACATTTATAATATTTTTTTGAATACTTTCATACGTATATTTAATCGATCGTGGTATAACCCCAAATAAACATAGTACGATTCGTTTCATAATAACTATTATGTAATAATTATTATAATTATTGTTTATATTAATTATATTTATTTATATTTATTTATATTTACATTATCATATTCAAATTTTTTTCAAATATCATTTCAAGTGTGTTTTCAAATTTATCTACATTAATATTTTCTGTATTGATTTTGGGTTTATTTATAACCATATTATAAAAATCTTTATTATTTGAGAGAACCATTACTTTGTTTAAAAAATATTTATCATAATTAATAAATGAATATTCACTAATATAATCAGATATATTTGGAGCGCCATCATATATAGGTATTGATTTTGCTAAAAAAATATTAAAAATTTTTTCAGTTATGTAATTATTTGTTTTTGAATTTTCAAAACAAATTATAAATTTATATTGATTTAATACTCTTAATAATTCTATACTATTATAACAACTCTTATTTAATATATAATGGTTATATCCAGATATATGTTCAACATTTCCAACCTTTGACAATAATCGAATTATATTAATTTTATTTGGGTTTAACCAATTTTTTGAAATTGCTAAGCAAAACCGTTTATGTTCAAATGGCGTGTTTAATATATTTTTATATGCTTCTATACTTTCAAGATAATTATACTGTTTAATAAAACATAACGGTATTGGTATACTGTTATGTAATGTTTGGGCAATGTCATTGTAATAATATAAGTGTATTTTTTTATTATTATATCGATTAAATTTATTGAAATGTTTATAATGATTCCTTCCTACACTTAAATTTTCAACAGTTATGAATATATTAAATTCATTGTTTCTAATTAAATGATTATTTTCATGTTGTATTCCAATTATACATATATCCGCTTTTTCATTTTCATTTACTAATTCATATTTATATTTGCGAGGGAAAAATAAAGACATAGCTTGATTAAATTCTATATGACTATAATGAGAAGGTTTACTTTTTATAAAATGTTCATTTCCTAAAATACGCACTTTTAATAATCTTGTCATTAATTAAATTAATTGTATTTACATTGTAATTTTTATTTATATTTTAATTTTTATTTACATTTTAATTTTTATTTATATTTTAATTTTTATTTATATTTATACATCAGTAATTATCATATTCAATTCGACAAAATATTATTATCTATCAATCTACTAATAAGTAACGCTTTTTTACCACTAACATTTAGTTTATTTTCTTTTAATATAGCTTTTAATTCTTCAATTTTATAACTATTCCAATTTGAATACATCCAATTTTCATTTATAATTTCGTTACTTTTGATACGTTTAGTGCGTTTGTTATTCTTTTCTTTATCATGAATATTAAGTTCTTTATTTTCATTTTTGCTTTTGTTATAATTATAATGCTTTCTACAATAATGACCTAACGGAGTGATATATATATGATTACCATTTGTATCAATCTCATTATAATTACACTTTTCTTCTTTACATTTTATTTTAAATGAAAAAGAAGTAGGCGTATTAATTGAATTTGAACGAAAAACACCATTTATATCTAAAGGTAAAGGTAATAGATTATCATATACTGCTCTACAATATGGACATCTTATTTGGTTTACATTTAATTTTACATTTAAAGAAGAAAAGGATATATTTTTTTTCTTACTATTTAATACTTCATGAAATAGATAATAATAATTGAATTTATGGTCACATGGTAATGTGATACATGTACCATCTAAGGGTAGATTAGATATTAAACAACTATTTTTCGAATCAGATATATTATCTTCTGTATTATCATCATTATTCAGCTCATCATAAAAATTAAAACTAATATCACTAATATAGTAAGCCATAAATGTATAATTATCATTAAATAACAATAAATCTTTAAATAATATAATTAATATAAATAATCTAAAAATATAATATTTTACGATTTATTGTCAAAATTGTAAAATATTATGTTTAGCTTTAATATAATATGAGTAAAAAAGAATGGGGACCCGCATGTTGGTATTTATTTCATGGATTAGCATCAAAAGTAAAAGATGAAGAATTTCATAATATAAAGAATAATCTTTGGTCTCAAATAGAAGGCGTTTGTTTTAATTTACCATGTCCTGAATGTAAATTACACGCTACAGAATTGATACAAAAATCAAAAAAGGATGTAATATTAGCATCTAAACGAAACTTAGAAATGTTTTTATTTGATTTTCATAATTTAGTAAACAAAAGAAATGGTTCTCGACTAATGACGGTTGAAGAATACGATAATTTATATAAAAAAGCGAATTTAATGGCAATAATTAATAATTTTATTGCTAAATTTTTATCAAGTACGAAAAATAGTAAGTTGATGACAGATGTAATGCATAGACAATTTTTCACATCAAGTTTTATTAATTGGATTAATTCAAATATAAGTAAGTTTAATTTGAAGTAATTTAGATATGATGATTTTAGATTACAATAATTACAACAATTACAATGTTTTGATTAATTCGCCGTTTTTATAAACAGAACATTTAAACGTTTGTTTTTTTGGTCTAGAACAATATGTTTTATTAGAAACAACTTCATCAAAATAAAGCAATGAATCAAATCCAGCCGAATGAAATAAAATATACCACATAGAACCAAATAACAATCCTGTTAGTAATCCGATGATAACACCTGCGATAGTAGTACATTTATTCATAATTTTACTTACCGCATCAATTACAAATATGGAAAGTAATGCTACTATAATCACATAATTCATCTGATTCGTTGTTTTCATTGGTAAAATTAAATATGCGATAGTAAAAGCGATTAATACACTATTTAATGAAGGAACATTATATTGATTCATATTAAATGGTAAATTAAATAAACTACATGAAGCTCCACTATCTACATCACGCTCATTTTTAATAACATTTAATAAAAACACATTTATCACAGAAGTGATTAATATGCCTGCTAAATATATCATACCTTTAAGGTCTTGATTGAAAATCGAAATCATTACCATAAAAAATATCAATAATAATGGTATCAGTGCTGATATAAATTGGAAAATATTTGTTATTGTAAGTTCAATTGCCATCTTATATATAAACTATATATGTTTATTTCAAAATATAGATTATAATTTATAATTTATAATTTATAATTTATAATATAGTACCTATCATAGGTATTGAGTCTGGAATAAGATTAGGTAATGAATCCAAAGCAATTTCTAACCACACTTGTAATGTATTGAATAAATAAAATGCTACAACAGGTATAACATGATGTTGTTCATATTTTTCAAATAAATAACTTAATGTTAATATTATCAGTAAATATATTATTGTTTTTTTTTCCTGTTTGATAAATAAAATAATGATAAGAGTCGTTAAGATAATAGGAGAAATTTTCGATAAAAATATTAAAAATCCATTGAACGTAGTACGTTTCACCATTTGATATATAAATTATACCGATTTTATTCAAAAACAAGTGGTATAACTTCCTTAATATGATTAACTTGATGAAATTTAATATTTTCTAAAAATTCTTTATCCTTATATTTTTCATAAAAATCATTAAAATCTTTTTGATTTTCACAAGGGTAAATAAATGTATCTACTCCAGCTCTAATACCGCCTAAAATTTTCAATTCTAAACCTCCAATTGCGGTAACATTTCCTTGTAAACATACTTCTCCTGTAATTGCTATATTATTTTTAATTTTTTTATTGGATAATAAACTATATATTACCATTGTAATTGCTGTACCAGCGGATGGTCCATCTTTTGGAACTGCTCCTTCTGGACAATGTACATGTATTCCCTGTAATTTTGTTTTTTCAAATAGTTTAATTAATTCTTCCATTTTTTGTTCTTCTAATAATGTCCAAGCTAAAGTTTTTGCTACGTTCATACTTTCTTTCATGACATCGCCCTGCATACCTGTTAATTTTAATTCTAAAAATGTATTGGAAGGGAAAAAATTACATTGAATTGGTAATATACCACCTCTGCCTGCTGCGTTTGCCCAAAGACCCGTAATGATTCCAACAGATGATTCAGAATGAATTTTTTTATTTATAATTTCATGTCTATTTTTTAAGTAAACATGTTTAACATCTTCAAATGAAATATGAATAGGTAATTCATAATCTTTATTTTCTTTTAATATCGATAAATTTATTTCTCCAATAA